TCCCGCTCGGCACCGCTGGCGCCCCGACGATCACCTTCACCGGCGACACTAACACCGGCATCTACAGCCCTGGTGCAGACCAAGTAGCCATCTCAACTAATGGGTCTGGCAGGCTGTTTGTTGACAGCAGTGGTCGTGTTGGGATTGGCGCCGCACCTGGAGCCGTATTTCACATTACTCAATCTGCAGCAGATGCAGTTGCACGCATTGATGGCGGGTCTTCTAATACTGCGTTTGTTGACTTTCGAATTGCTGGTTCGAATAAAGCTTACGTCGGCCTAGGTGGTCTTACCGGGGGTTCCAATAATGACCTGGTTAACTATAACAGTAGCGCTGGAAATTGGATTGCCTACACCAATGGATCTGAGCGCATGCGCCTCACCTCCACCGGTCTTTTAGGTCTGGGGACTAGTAGCCCTAACTGCTTGTTTGAGGCAAAAGGTGGGTCGGCAATTACAACGCTGACAAACTCTTATTCAAATTGCGGCATCCTGCAACAATACAGTTCATCATCATTGTTAGCCATCGGCAACGATGGAACAAATCCTGTTCTTCAAGGCGTTAACGCAACAAACAACACAGCGCGAAACATCCTGCTTAATCCCCTGGGAGGGTCAGTAGGGATTGGCACTACTGCGCCTGGTACTCCTCTTGAAGTGGCAGGAGGTGACATTCGAATCAGTCAGGCAGGCAGCGGAAATGTAGGGTTGAACATCCTAAGAACAGGAGGAACAACTGCCGATTGGTATCAATACATTCCCTCTGGAAGTGATGCGCTTGCCTGGTTCAAAGGCACTGAACGGATGCGGTTGGATGGCTCCGGCCGCCTGTTAGTTGGCACGTCTAATGCGCGTGCAAATCTATTTGGCAGTACAGGAACATCTCAGTTTCAAGTTGAAGGTATTGGCTCTGATCCGTCTAGGCTTTCAGTTATTGGAAACTTCTCAACGGCAACTAATGAGACATCAGGCTTTATTGTTTTAGGCCGATCAGGTGCATCTAGTCTTGGCAGTAATACACTTGTCGCAAACAACAACCAGCTCGGTCAAATCTCTTTTCAGGGAGCAGATGGAAGCACATTTGTGCAAGGAGCCTCAATCAAGGCCGAAGTAGATGGCACCCCCGGCGCTAACAACATGCCGGGCAGGATTGTACTGAGCACGACCGCATCGGGTCTGAGCAGCCCGACAACAAGACTTACGATTGCATCAAACGGTGACCATAGATTTGCCAACACAAATGATGTTCACCCAGTTACTGATAACGCCACCCGCTTGGGGTATTCAGGAGGGCGCTGGTCCGCTGTATGGTCCGCAACCGGCACAATCCAAACTTCAGATCAGCGTGCTAAGACTGAAATAACAAACGCAACTCTTGGCTCTGCATTTATTAAATCGTTGCGGCCAGTTTCCTATAAGTGGGTTGAAGGCGGTAAGCGCGACACAGGAGAGCGCGACGAAGATGGAAACTACGTCTACGAATCGATTCCCGGCGGGCGCACGCATTGGGGTTTTATTGCGCAGGAAGTAAAAGAAGCTATTGATGATGCTGGTGTTGATTTTGGAGGTTGGGTGCTGACCGACAAGGATGATCCCGACAGCCAGCAAGCTTTGCGCTACGACCAGTTCATCGCGCCGCTGACCAAGGCATTGCAAGAGGCACTAGCCGAGATTGATGTGCTCAAGGCCAAAGTTGCAGCCCTTGAGGCCCAGTAACCCTACTCAATAGTCACCCTGTGACACTGACAGTCAGCGAGCTATGGGACGCCTTCCTTGCGGAGCGTTCCATTTCGCTGTGCCCAACCAGTCTGACGTCTGATTACCGGCAAGTCACCAAGTGGCTCAGGCGCTGCCCGGTGCAGGATCTGGATCAAGCGCGGCAGGTGATGATCTGGGTGCTGGGGCAGAAGCCTGTCCTGTCATCGCGGCGCGTGGCGATGTACACAAAGACCATGTACAAGTGGGCGGCGCAAGAAGATGTTGGTTATCTAGACCGCAACCCGCTGGCCAGCTTCAAGATGCCCAAGGCGCCGCAACGTGACGAAGAGATCATCGTCATCCCGCGCAACGAGATCGGCCTGGTGCTGGCAGCGCTTGAAGCAAAGCTAACCTACCGGACCGTCAACTGGTCCCAATACACCGAGTTCATGCTGCAAACCGCCATGCGAACCGGCGAGGTGCGAGCGCTCAGATGGGCTGACATCAAGGGCAACAAGATCCTGGTGCATCAGAACTGGACGCTGACCCATGGCCTGAAGGACAGCACCAAGACCAACAAAAAGCGATGGGTGCCGCTGAACGGCAAGTGCCAGGCAATCCTTGACACCTTGCCGCGAGAGTCTGATTACCTGTTCCCGTGGGAACGGCTGGCATTTCAGAGTTACTTCCGCAAAAAGCTGCAGCCGCTGCACCAAACAGGGTTGATCTCACACCTTTACAGACCGTACGACTGCAGGCACACAGCCATCAGCCACTGGATTGAAGCCGGCATCCCGGTACCGCAGGTGGCCGCCTGGGCTGGTAATACCAGCGAGGTAATTTTTAAGCATTACTGCAACACCACACAGGAGTACGCAATGCCTGAAATCTGATAAATTGACATTGAATAAAGGCATTGCATGTCCGACACCACCTTTACCTGGGCCATCGCCAACCTTGAACGTCACATTGATGACGGGGTGGTATTTACGGTGCATTGGACTGTGGCCGCAACTGATGGCCAGGGCTCGGCCAGTGCCTACGGCAGCCTGGGCCTCGAGCCGCCGGACGCGGACATGATCCCGTTTGATGAGCTGAAGGAGGACGTCGTGGTCACATGGGTGCATCACAAGCTGACTGGTGAGCAAGTGGCCACCATCGAGGCGGCATTGCAGGCGCAACTCGACGAACAGCAAAGCCCAACACGCGCGTCAGGGTTGCCATGGCAGCAGGCGCTAACCTGAACCCATGATCGAGCTGATCGCTGCTGTTGCGGGGGCTTCTATCAGCGTGGCGGCTATGGGCGCCATGGGGTTCAGCCGTCGCAATGATGAGGCCCGCGAGGCAGTGATCCGGCTGACTGCTGCAGTGGAGCACATCGCTACGCAGCTTGAGGTGATGCACAGTGACATTCGCGCCGATCGTCAGGAGACCTTCAAGCGGCTGAATGGCGTCGAGCAGCGGGTGGCTACGCTGGAAGCACGGCCACATCGCTGATCATGGACGCCGAAACCGTTGCCGTCATCGCCATCGTCATTGCTGCTGGCAGCGAAATCATCGCGCTGACACCTCTCAAGTCGAATAGCTGGGTGCAGCTGCTGCTGCAGGCACTGAAGCTGATGTTCCCGAAGCGCCGCTAATCGTGGCCAACACCGCGCCGATCACGCTCGAGTCGCTGTTCCGCTACTACAAGAATCTCCCGCATCAAGCTGCAGCGATCCAGCAGCTTGAGCAGGATCTAGCCGTCAACGGCTACGCGGTCGCGATGCGTCGCGATCGGACGTGGTTCGCTACCTGGAGCCAGGACGGCAAGCAGGTAGACCTTGGCGCAGCGCTGCAGCTGATCCAGCAGTTCGAGGGTTGCCACCTCGACGCCTACCCTGATCCGGCCAGTGGCGGTGAGCCGTGGACCATCGGTTGGGGCACAACCAGATACAGCGACGGCCGCAAGGTCAAGAAAGGCGATCGGCTCAACCGCGTCGAAGCTGACATGCTGCTGCGGCAGGAGGTAGACCGCATCGCCGGCAAGCTGCGCGAGACGGTGCCGCACTGGCGTGAGATGGCCGACCACCAGCAATGCGCGCTGGTCAGCTTCGCCTACAACCTTGGCTCGGGTTTCTACGGCGCCACCGGGTTTGAGACGATCAGCCGCGAGCTACGCGAGAAGGACTGGGACGCGGTGCCCGCAGCAATGCTGCTTTATCGCAACCCTGGCACCAACGTCGAGGCTGGCCTGAAGCGTCGCCGTGAAGCTGAAGGCAGGCTATGGAGTGGCCGAGCACCGGAACCTGCGCAGGAGTTGCCCTACAAGGTCAAACCGACCGATCCGTTCAGCACCAAGCTTTCGGCGCACTTCACCTTGGGCGAGTTTGCACTAGGTGATCCTGCGCGACGGTTTGTGGCGCAGCATCAGATCGACACTGCAGCAGAGCTGGCAGCATTCTTGGAGCGCGTGCGTGTGGCGTTTGGCGGGAAGCGGATCACGATCACCAGCGGCTACAGGCCAGCCGCAATCAACCGCGCTGTCGGTGGTGCATCTGGCAGTGAGCATCTGTACGACGCGCCAAGTGTCGGGGCCGTGGACTTTTACGTTGATGGCGCTGATATCAAAAAGGTGCAGGACTGGGTCGATCGTGAATGGCCTTACAGCGTCGGCTATGGCGCGCCGAAAGGATTCATCCATTTGGGCATCCGCAAAGGACGGCCTAGGGTGCGCTGGGATTATTGAGCCTTGCGATCCTGATCGGCGCTTCGGCTGGATCGTCGAGCGGGATCATGCGATAGTCATCGACGCCATGGCGCTCTGCCCAGTGCTGCGCGGCGATGTGGGTCGGGAACGGCCCGACATGCCACGGGCCGAGGTCGAGGATGTAGGTCATTGACAGATCGTAGGTTGATCAGGAGTTGATTCGGTCGCGCCCGTTACCGTTGGGGCAGCAGCGGTCAACCGATGCGGGCATTCATCGTCGAGGTAGCCGCGATCGTGGTGATCCGTTCCGACGCTGACCCCGAAGACCTGCCCGCCAACGTCTACAGCCGGATCGCTGACCATTTCCACGACGACGACGACATCCTGAGCCTTGAGGTTCAGGCCATGCCCCTGCCGCCGGATCTCAGTGGACAAAGCGCACATTGATGAGACTAGGCTCGTCACCAGACGCTCTGCGCGCGATCAGGTACTGCTCGCCTGGAATTACCGCTGCGCTTACTGCGGCGATGAGCTGGGCCGCAGCCCGACGCTTGACCATGTGATCCCTCGGGTGCATGGTGGCCTGACTGTGCGAAGCAACCTGGTCGCCTGCTGCTGGAGCTGCAACAGCCGCAAGGGCCACAAGCCATGGGTGGACTGGTATCGAGCCCAGCCGTTCTGGTCGGCCATGGGCGAGTGGGCGATCGCGCAGTGGCTGGCCGATCAGTAGCAGGCACACCACGCGCGGTGTATGATGGCCGCATCGGGAGCGATCCCGACCCACCCGCACATCGACAAATGAATCAACTCACGATCACGCTGATGGTCCTCGGCGAGCTGTTCGCCAGCGTCAATGACCAGATGCTGGAGGACGCGCTGGCCGTGGTGCTCAGCGAATGGTTCGTCTGACGTAGGGGGCTTCGGCCCCCTTTTTTTATGGGCAGATCTTGCTCAGCAGCAGGATCACCAGCCCGCAGATGATCCAATACATCACGGCCAGATAGACCAGCTCGAGGGCGTTCATCGTGCTAGCAGGTGATCCAGATACAGCTCAGCCTGCCACAGGTCGCTCGAATAGCGGCACATGCCGTGTGCGCAGCTCCTGTAGTACAGCTCGCCGCCGTTGCCGGGATCCAGCGTCTCGATCCATCCTCCATCGCGATCAGTCCGGCTCAGCACTTGCGGATCGCTCATGGCTGCTGATCCAGTCCTTCAGCTCGATCACATACTGCCGCAGCCGTTCAGCCTGCAGCAGATGCCAACGGTCGCCTGTCTGGAAAAACAGACTGTTGTGCCGATCGATCGCTATCAGCGATTGGTGGATCAGCACACACCACGGCTCACGCGTGGCAGTCACCCATTCGCGCGGCATGGTTGGAACATCTCACACCGTGGCGCGTAGCGGCCGCCAGTGCGCTTCGATTCCGGCAGGTTCAGGTCACACCCTTGGATGCGCATGTCCCATTGCAGGCAGTCCCAGCACATGCGCGGCGCATCATCAGGCCGCAACTGCGTCACCGCCATCCGATAGACCGACTGCGCGTGTTTAAGCGCTGTCGGCAGGTGCACGGTGCCGGTGTCGGCTTTGACCTGCAACTCAGGCTTGGGACCGAGCACAACATGAGCCCACCAGTTGCGGGAGCTGCAGGTGCACACCAGCAGCAGGCGGCCGGCGTACAAGCTGATCACTCGCGTTCGCCGTAAGAGGGTTGGTGATAGAGCCGCTCAAGCTGCATACACAGCGGCTCGTCATCGTCTGGCATGTGCAGCAGATCCTGAGCGATTGCCATGGCCAGCTCGTCATCCTCAAGCGCCGACCATGAGATCAGGGTGGTGTTGATCGGTTTGACAACGACAAGCGACATCCGCGGGCTGCGGTGCAGCAACCGCAGCGCCCATCGCTCGAGCCAGTTGAGGTGCGGCAGTTTCATGGCTCCATGGTGCCGATAAGGCGGTCGAGATACCACCGGGCTTTCTTTAAGGATTCCAAAGAGCCTTTGTGCCGCTCGCGCCAGACGTACTTGAGGACATTCCCCTTGCAGTAGCCGCAAAACTCATCGGGGGTCAGCGCCGCGGCGATCGCGTCGATGCACTCGATCTCGCCCTGGCGGTAGTGGTCGGGGTGATTGATCAGGTCACTCATGGTTGCCATCCTCGAGAGCGGCGGCCATCACTGAAGCGGACCGCAGCAGTGTGCTCAGCTTGACCGGTCGCATGTTCTTCCAGCAGGCGTAGCGGATCGCGTGTCTGAATCCCATGCTGATGTTCCCGTCGCCCAGCTTGCGCGCGGCTTCGATCTCTTCGCGGCTCATGCGGATGTTGACCGTGAAATTGCGGCCTTTGCCGTCAGGGCGTCGATCGCTTAGAGCCATTTGCCCCTCAGCAAAAACTGCCGGCAGACGCTGATGCACTGCTGCGCGTGCTTATCGGCTAGATGACTGTCGGATTCACCAATCGCCAGCACGCAGGCAGCGTGCAGGTCTGCGTAGTCGGTGTCGCGAAAGTTGGCGGCGATGTCGCGGCTGAACTCCTGCCACAGGCCGGTGTAGGTGCACCGCAGCGGGTGGCCGCTGGGCAGCTCATCGCGGCCGCTGGCTTGATAGAGCGCTTCAAGCATATCGGCGCGTTGTTGGTCGAGTTGAATGCGGGTCAGCATGGTTCGAGGGCTTGGCGGATCCTGAGCAGTTCAGCGCAGATTGAGCTGACATGCGGCACGGTAGGTGCGCTGCGCAGCTCGTCTATGCGAGCAGTCAGCAGCAGCTGCAGCCGGCGGCGTTCCTCGAGCTGGCCGGCGTTGAACATGCTCGAGTCGCTGATCAGGGCCTCGAGCTTGGCGCGGATGTGGTCAGTCATCGCTCACCCTCCAGCTCGGCGGCGATGGCGTGCAATGCGTCACGTGACCAGTTGATACCGAGCATGTGCGTGGTATCTGGCTTTATTCGCCCTTCCCACTGGACAGCCAATACCTGATCTGCAGCAGCTCGCAGGGCACCGGCAATAGACGGTCCATCCATAAGAGTTGGCACAGCGCGAAATCCATCAAGCACCGCCTGCGCAGCAGGGGAGAGATCAGCCACGGTCGGCCTCCTGCGGCTCGGGCCGGGTGTTCTGCCTGAGGAACTCCACCATCAAGCGGTGGGCTTCACCAGCATCAGCAATGAACTGGCCTCGGTAGTGGAAGCCTTCTTTGTCGAGTCGCAACACCTCTTCCGTTGGCGGAGAACAGAACTTGATGCAGTTGGCGGGATGGTCGATCATCGCAGGCTCGGGTTCCGCTCCTCAGCGGTCAGTGATGGGTGGTCGTCGTCGTCAGTATCGGGAGGTGTATACATGGCGCAATCGTTGGCAAAGCCCGGCCCCTCCTCAAGCGGATCGGGATAGCCAAAGGTGCATCGTTCCGCCCAGTGCTTGCATTTGCAGCAGCTGGCGTCAGATATGACTGGCGCTATCGGCTGTTCCCATCTGGGGACTTCGGGATGGACCTGAGCATTGATGACACCGATGCGAATCTGGCGGATCGCTTCAGTGCTGCGGCCAATCTCACGGGCAACCGCGCGATGTGGCCGCTTGTCGAGCAGGATCGCGTGGATCTGCTTTGCCGTCAGCTTGGCTCGCTGCGGCATCGGCTTCCGTGGCTGGCCTGCCATGGGCGCAGCGGCGCCATCAATCAACGTCGTCCAGCGGTGGTGGCACACGTTGCATTGATGACGGCGCCGGCGTTTACCGGCGGCAGTGATGCGCGATTCGATCACGCGAGTCTCGTCGCTGCAACAAGCTGGGCACATCAGCTCATCACCTCCACCGCAGCACCAGGCCAGCGGTTCTGCGCGTACCGCAACGCGTGGCGTTTGGTCTCGGCCTGGGTGATCCAGACCATCGGTTGGGCATAAGCCTTGCGCACCAGCACGCGGTACTCACGGGTGTGGGCACCGGGCCGTGGCCGGCTGATGCCTTCGCCGTGCTTGCTGTCGTCTGATTCTTCATGCCATGCCCACGGGAGCATGGCGCCAATGATGTCACTCATGGGTTGCAGGTTCAGGGTTGAGCCATTCCATTTCGGCCCAGTACGGCAGCCATCCGTCACGGGCGGCGATCTGCTGGGCTTCGGTGATGGTGTGCGCCATGATCGCCTCGATCACGTTGGCGCTGCGGATCTGGAAGTAAAACCGCCGCGGGGTGCTGGTGCTCATGGCTTCAGGTTCGGATGGCAGGCGGGGTGCTGGGAATGCGCTTGCATTGCCTGGTCGTGGCCTGTGGCGGCGCCGGCGACATAAACCATGGCGATCAGCACCATGGCGGCCAACCGGTTCATCAGTGGGTTCGGGGTCATGATGCAAGCGCCTGACGGACGCGATAGCGGGTGAGGTGGAGGCGATCTGCGATCTGTCGCTGGCTTAGGCCAGTGTGATGAAGCACGCGGATGCGGCGATCGTTGGAAGCGGTCAGCCAGTCGATCAAGGCGACCAGCACCAACAGCGGCAGCAGCAGCTTCCAGATCACCAGAAAAGTGGCGGTGAGCATGGGCGTGGGTGGGTGGGTGTCGGCCTCGGCGGCCGTGCGCACAGTATTGGACACCGCCGGCAGTGCACGCTAGGGGGCTGTCACAGTTCTTCATCCGGCGCATCAGCCACGCCGCCGGGCGTCACCTCCGCAGCGAGCTCCACCGGCACCCGTAACACAGGCTTCCGCATGTGCTCATGGCTGTAACCGATGGCGTAACGGCTCACCTGCACCTCGACCGTGAACCACACATGACGGCACTCGCGGCACTGCCGCTTCCGCACTGTCTGGTTCTGATAGACGTTGTTCGTGATCACCGCATAGAAGCGGCCGGCACCGCATTGAGGGCATTTCATGGGCAACATGGGACAACTGCCCCAAATCGATGGACTTCGGGAAATGGATGCAGGTCGAGATCCCACCTGAGCGGCTGTTCAAGCTCGAGAGCAACTGCCGCGGCCTGGCCGAGCATGGCAGCGTCGGCAAGCTGGCAGCCAACCTGCTGCGCCAGAGCTACCGCCAGCAGGAAATGCTCCAAGCGGCGGTGCATGAGATCGCGCGCCTGGAGCTGATGATCCTGAATCAGAACACGTCGGCCTGAGTGGCGGATGGTGCGGGTGCGGGTGCTGGTGCCTGCGCAGCATCCTCGATCGCCTTCTGCGTCTTGTAGTCCGGCTCGATCGCCATCGACACATACGCGTCGCCGCCACCTTGTGGTTCCTTGCGCCAGCCGCTGATCTGCATCGGGATGTTCCCCCGATCGTTCGGTGTGGCAGTCATCAGATAATTGGCCATCGCGTACGCCTGATCAGCCGGGACGCTGATCACCCCGCTGTAGATCGGGTAGTTCTTGCTGGCGTCGTACCGATCACCCATCCGGGCGCGCAGCTTTTCTTCAGTGTTGCGAAACAGTGCAGCGTTAGCTTTGAAGCTCATGGTCAGTCGTGAATAATGGTGTTGGCCTTTTCGTATTGCTCCACCTCGGCCAAGGGATAGAGCACGAATCCAGGGGTTCTGAAATAGGCAGGACCCTTGCCCGCCTTGCGCCAGCGCATCAGCGTGTCAGGGTGCAACCCCCAACGTTCGGCCAGCTGGGCGGCTGTCAGATAGTCAGAAGAGCTCATCGCTGATCACCTCCACGGGCTCAGGTTCAGGCTCGGATGCGATCTGCGCGTTCAGATCGTCGAGGCTCGTCTTGGGCAGCTCAGGTTCAGCCGCGCGCACCTTGACCGGCTCGATGTCTAACACTTCCTCCTGGCTCTGCATCCCCAGCAGCATGTCGCTGGCGTACAGCCTGCCCCAGAACGCGGCCGCCCGATAGCGAATCATCAGCTCTGGCATGGTCTGCCACTTGCTGCCCGATTTCGTCGCCCATCCTTCCTTCTTGGCCATCGCCATCGTGATGGTCGGGCCCTTCAGCTCCTGCCCACTGGCAAGGTCGCTGGCGATCGCATAACAGGCCAAACTGTCGCCTTCGCCGCTGATCTCGAACCGCAGCGGGCTAAAGCGTCCGCAGCCGTTGACCATTGCGATGATGAAACTGCTGGACCAGCTCGGCCGGCCGTGGATCACATGCAGGTGCTGCATCGCCAAGAACGGGCTGATGCCCATCCGATTGGCGATCTCAAGCGCTACCAGGCAATTGGCGAACCCCTGCTGCCCTTGGAACTGCGGCGGGATCAGCGTGCTGCTGGCCAAGGCCTTGGCGATCCGCTGGGCGTCCTCGAACTGTTGAATCCCCGAAAAGACGGAGCCGGCCGGCTGGGTGGTGGTGAGTGCTGTGGATTGATCCATTAGTGTGCCTCGGTGATAAATGGTTTGGTCTTGCCTGTGGCATGATTTTTGGGATTGAAAACCTGAACAAAGTGTTCATCTGGCATCGCCGTAACTTGAACACCATCAGGCGTAGAGACCATTGCATTGACGGTCAAAAGACTTGGAAGAAAAGCGGTGACTCCGTTTTCTTCCATGCTTTTAAGGGATGCCGCGATGCTTTGCAAGGCTTCAATCAGCCGCTCTGTTTGTTCTTGGTTCATCAGTAGGTCTCGATCTCAGGTGGGTTAGGGAGTGAACCATCAGCCCGCGGGCGCATCCATGGAGGCAGGCTGAGCGGCTCGATCTGATCGCTGTAGCTGGGCCACACGTCAGCGACCTTGCAGGTGGCGTACACGTCAAGGTCGCGCGCAGCTGTCTCGGTGCCGATCTGGATCATCTCCGCGTCGGCGGCGTAAACACCCACGGCGAACGGCGGTTTCTTCTCGACGCAGATGAAAATGAACTGATCAGGCCGGTGGCCGGTGGCGGCCTCAACCCCGTCGAGATACCAGCTGGCCTGACAGTGATATCTGTAATTAGCCACGCTGCGCTGAAAGCCACGAGGGCTGGCGTCCTCAGTGGTTTTCAGGTCAATGATCAGGTTGCCATCGTTGGTCAGCCAGTCCGGCCGGCACTTGCACTCGACGCTTGTGGTGGCATCAGTCCACATGTGCGTGGTCTCGGCCTTGCCCTGCCAATGCAGCAGCATCGCCGCTGCAGGATGGCGCCAGACGGCCTCAGCCATGCGGCTGATCGTCGCGCGATCATCGGCGGTGATCAGCTCACGACCGGCAGCCTCGTCCTCCCATTGGGCCCAGGCTTCCTTGCCCGCCTTGGTGCGGCGATCGACCACCGGCGCCGTGACGTAACGGCTTTCGAACTGGTCCTGCTCGAGCACGAGCGTGTGCAGCGCAGTCCCGATCCGCATCGCAGCCGTCGGTTCAGTCGGCACCCGGTTCGGGTCGAGGTAACGCGCCCAGTAATGCAGCGGGCTGCGAGCGATCAGGTCAAGCCCTGACTTGCTCACGGCCGGATGCGCGTGATAGTCGGCGTTCTCCATGGGGCGTAGCGGATTACGCCTTGATGCTACCACTTGCGCCTAGGTGCTGCTAGGTTCGCAACGTTGCCGCGAGCTATGACCTACTCCGACTTCCTAGCCTCAAAGTCCACCGCTTGCCCTGCTGTCGGGTTTGATCCGCAGCAGTTCACGGCGCCGCTGTTCCCGTTTCAGCGGGACATCGTCACCATGGCCTGCCGCGTTGGCAGGTTCTGCATCTGGGCTGACTGCGGCATGGGCAAGACCCCCATGCAGCTTGAGTGGGCATCGCAGGTTTGCCGACACACCAAAGGCAATGTGCTGGTCCTAGCGCCGCTGGCCGTGGCACACCAGAGCGTCCGCGAGGGCAGCAAGTTCGGCATCCCATGCGCGTTCGCTGCAACTCAAGCCGACGTGCAACCCGGCATCACGATCACCAACTACGAAAAGCTCAGCCACTTCGACCCGGCCGCCTTCGATGGCGTGGTGCTCGATGAGAGCAGCATCCTCAAAGCGTACACCGGCAAGATCCGCAACCAGATCATCGAGTCATTCGCGCAGACGCCATTCCGTCTGGCCTGCTCAGCCACGCCAGCACCCAACGACCACATGGAGCTGGGCAATCATGCCGAGTTCATCGGTGTGATGACCAGGACCGAGATGCTGGCCATGTTCTTCGTCCATGACGGCGGCGACACCAGCAAGTGGCGGCTCAAAGGTCACGCGCAGTCCAAGTTCTGGGAGTGGGTCTGCAGCTGGGCCGTCACCATCCGCAAGCCATCAGATCTGGGCTACGACGACGGCAGTTTCATCCTGCCCGACCTGCAGATCAATGACTGCACGGTCGAGACACCACGCGAGGCCATGGCCGATGACGCCGGCCAGATGGCGCTGTTCGCCATGGAAGCCCGCACCCTGAGCGATCAGCGGCACGTCCGCAAGGCATCGCTGCAGATGCGCGTCGATGCAGCCGCAGCCCTGGCCAACGACAGCGCCGAGCAATGGCTGATCTGGTGTGATCTCAACGACGAATCCAAGGCGCTTGCCGCTGCTATCGATGGCGCGGTCGAGGTGTCAGGCAGCGACAGCGACGATCACAAGCAGCAGGCCGCCATCGACTTTCAAGATGGCAAGATCCGCGTGCTGGTCAGCAAGCCCAGCATCTTCGGATTCGGTCTCAACTTTCAAGGCTGCCACAACGTCGCCTTTGTTGGTCTGTCGCACAGCTACGAGGCGTTCTATCAAGCCATCCGCCGGTGCTGGCGATTCGGGCAGCAGCACCCGGTCAACGCGCACATCATCTACGACGTGGCTGAAGGCCGCGTGATCGAAAACATCCGCCGCAAAGAAACGGACAGCATCGCAATGGCTGAATCAATGGTCACCATCATGAAGCAAACCACCATGGAACAACTCAAAAAGATCCAGCGCCAAGTAGCGCCACACATCACTGAGCACAAGTCCGGCGACAACTGGGACCTGTACATGGGCGACTGCGTTGAGAGCATCAAGCAACTCGACTCAGACAGCATTCACTACAGCATCTTCAGTCCACCATTCGCGTCGCTCTACACCTACTCCAACAGCGACCGCGACATGGGCAACAGCCGCAACGACCAAGAGTTCTTTGATCACTTCGTTTACCTGGCCAAGGAGCTGCATCGCGTGCTGATGCCAGGACGGCTGATCAGTTTCCACTGCATGAATCTGCCCAGCAGCAAAGAGCGCGACGGCTTCATCGGTGTGAAGGACTTCCGCGGCGACATGCTGCGCATCTTCCAAGCAGCAGGCTTTGTCTTCCACTCAGAGGTCTGCATCTGGAAGGACCCCGTCACTGCCATGCAGCGCACCAAGGCGATCGGCCTGCTGCACAAACAGATCCGCAAGGACTCAGCCCTGAGCCGCCAGGGCATCCCCGACTACCTGGTCACCGTGCGCAAGCTGGGCGACAACCCCGAGCCATGCGCTGGCTTGTTCACTGAGTTTGCTGGTGAGAACTCACCAGCCAAGACCGGCGACGCGATCAAGGACAGCATCAACATCTGGCAGCGGTACGCCAGCCCGGTGTGGATGGACATCAACCCGTCCGACACCTTGCAATACCGCAGCGCCCGCGCCAATGACGATGAGCGGCACATCTGCCCGCTGCAGCTCGAGGTGATCCGCCGCGGCCTGCAGCTATGGAGCAACCCAGGCGATCTGGTGCTCAGCCCATTCGCTGGCATCGGCAGCGAGGGCTACGTCAGCCTGCAGATGGGTCGTCGGTTCGTTGGCTTCGAGCTGAAGCCCAGCTACTTCAACTGCGCAGTCAAGAACCTGAACGATTGCGAGGCCACCACACAGGCAGCGCTGCTGTGACCGATCTCCGCCCCTACCAACACCGCGCGATCGATGACCTGCGCAATGCCTACCGCTCAGGTGCTCGTGCACCGCTGATGGTCGCGCCCACTGGGGCAGGCAAGACTGTGATTCTCGCGGCCATCACTGCCAGCGCCACAGCCCGTGGTCGCCGGGTGCTCATCCTTGTGCATCGACGTGAGCTCATCCATCAGGCCAGCAGCAAGCTCACAGCCGCTGGCGTGGAGCACGGCATCATCGCCGCTGGCGTGCAGCCATCGCAGCATCCGGTGCAGGTGGCATCCGTGCAAACGCTCGTCCGCCGGCTCGCGACCATCGACTGGGAGCCGTGCCTGATCATCATCGATGAGGCACATCACGCCGCCGCTGGCTCGTGGTCGCAGATCCTCAGCCACTGGCCTGGTGCGCTGCGCTTGGGCGTCACGGCCACACCATGCCGCCTTGATGGTCGCGGCATTGGCGACACCTTCGACGCACTGATCGAAGGGCCATCGGTACAAATGCTCACATCTGCCGGCTACATGTCACCCGCGCGGATCTTTGCGCCGCCCATCGTGGCCGATCTATCGCAGCTGCGCCGCCGTGCTGGTGATTACGCCAACGATCAGGCCGCGGCCGCCATGACCCGGCCAACAGTCACCGGCGATGCAATAAGCCATTACCAACGCCTGGCAGGGGCACAGCAGGCGATCGGGTTCTGCTGCAATGTTGCTCACGCCGTCTCAGTCCGAGACGCATTTGAGACGGCAGGGATCAGTGCAGCGCTTCTGTTGGGCGGCACAGCCGACCGTGATGGCGTGGTTGCTGCGTTTGCAGCTGGCACCATCCGCGTGCTGGTGACCGTCGATGTCGTCTCTGAAGGCTTCGACATCCCGGCCGCCAGCGTTGCCATCCTGCTGAGGCCCACCCAGTCGCTCGGCCTATATCTGCAGCAGGTCGGCCGCGTCTTACGGCCCGCACCAGGCAAAGACGCCGCGATCATCCTCGATCACGTCGGCAACGTCACCAGGCACGGATTCCCCGATCAGATCCGCCAGTGGTCGCTCGAGCATGGCGCCCGGCGCGCAGGTGGCAATCAGCCAGCGCCATCAGTGCGTACCTGTCCCGCGTGCTTCGCTGCATTCAGACCGGCGCCGCAGTGTCCACTGTGCGGCGCCAACTGCGCACCCGAGCCACGGCGACCTATGCAGCAGGTGGACGGTGAGCTAAAGGAGCTCAAGCGCATCGATGTGCAGCTGCGCCGCCGCGAGCAAGGCAAAGCCCAAACCCTCCAGCAGCTCATCGCCATTGGCCATGCCCGCAACATGCGAAACCCCGTAGCGTGGGCCAAGCATGTGCTCTATGCCAGGTCGGTGAAGGATGGCGAACGCCGAAACCACCCTTCAGCAGCAGATTCGACTCGCGGTCGGTTCCCGATCTGACCTGCGACTCTTCCGCAACTCGGTGGGCAGCCTGCCCGATCCACGCACAGGTCGGCTGGTTACCTTCGGCCTGGCCCGCGGATCCGCTGACCTGATCGGCTGGCGCACCGTGGTGGTGACGCCTGAGATGGTTGGACAGCGCATCGCCGTGTTCACCAGCATCGAGGTCAAGACATCCACCGGCCGGCTCAGGCCTGAGCAGCAGGCATGGCTGGGCGTGGTGCGCAGCGCTGGTGGGGTGGCGGGGGTGGCCCGCTCTGTTTCAGATGCTGAAGATCTACTCTCCAACCTGCCAACCTGCTAGCTAAACTTCGGGCCCCCACAGGCCAGCATGGACCCGATCATCCTTGCCGCTCAGCTCGAGCGGCTCCCATCCGCGTGGGCGCTTGTAGCCGTTGGCAACGACAAACGCCCCTATCAACCGGAATGGCAGAAGACCCCCATCTCGCGCGATCAACTCGCCGCTGAGATCACAGCCGGCCGGGCCGTTGCAATTGGCGTCCTCGCAGGTCCACAGTCCGGCGGCCTGCTGTTCGTCGATCACGACGGTCTCGGCGCGTCCGAAGTCCTCGAGCAGATCGGCGCACCCCTGCGTGATCTGCCCAAGTCCTGGGCAGTTACATCTGGCCGCGATGGTCGGCTGCAGATCATCTATCAGGTCCCCGAGCCGTTCTGGGCAACCATCAAGACCACCAAGCTGCGCAGCTCCATCAAGGGAGAACAGCTTGAACTGCGATGGTCCGGCTGCCAGTCCGTTGTCGCCGGCGCCCATCCAATGACCGGTGCCTACCGCTGGCTCAAAGATCGATCACCGGATGATCTGCCTATCGCAGAAGCGCCATCGGTCCTGCTGCAGCAGATGCAGCGCAAGCAGCCGGATCCGGCTCCACTCATCCGTATCCCAGAGCCTGACGCTCAACGCGCTCGCGACTTTCTCGAACGGATCCCAGCAGCGGACGCCGACGACTACGACACCTGGGTCAAGGTCGGCATGGCGCTGCACAGCGTCGGTGACGACACCCTCCTGCAGGACTGGATTAACTGGTCTGCCAGCTCAGGCAAGTTTGAGCCCGGCATCTGTGATGCAAAATGGCGCACTTTCAAAGCCGATACCGGCGGCGTCAGCCTTGGCACCCTTGCCCACCTAGCCGGCCATGAAAAAAGCCGCCCGGCTATCACGACCGGACGGCGTCAGCAGTTCTCCCACCCACAGGAGCATGACACCGATAAGCCTACCGCGAAGTCGTCCAAGCTACTAAAGCTTGAATCTAATGAGCTGCTTGAACTGCTGCGCCAACAGCTCGGTGATCGGCTCCGATGGAACCTGTTCACAAAGGCGATCGAACTCGAGCAAAAGCCGATCGATCACATCGATCACTTCTATCTGCAGCTCGCACAGCAGGGCGTCAAGGTCTCAAAAGAACTTGCAGCCGATGCCATTCACGTCGTCGCGCTTGAGAACCCCTATGACCCCGTTCGCGAATATCTCGAGCACGTTGCCGATCACATCCCAGCTGTGCCGATCGAGAGTCTCGCAACCGCCTACCTCCGCCCCGACGATCAACCCGGCACTCTCTACGACGCCATGATCAAGGCCACCCTGATCGCCGCAGTCCGCCGCATCTTTGAGCCCGGCTGCAAGCACGACTCGGCCTGTGTGCTCATGGGTCCGCAAGGCTGCGGAAAATCCACCTTCTGGCGCAATCTTGGCGGCCTCTGGTTCAGCGATGCCCTGCGCGACATCGGATCTAAGGACGACCTGATGGTGCTCCATCGCTCATGGCTCATGGAGTGGGCTGAGCTGGATCACATTACCGGCCGCAAGCACGCTGGGCAGATCAAAGCCTTCCTCACCCAGCAGACCGACATGTTCCGCGCGCCCTACCAACGCACCACCGAGTCATTCCCGCGCCGGTCCATCATCGTCGGCTCCACCAACCGGGACACCGGATTCCTGGTCGATGACACCGGCAACCGGCGGTTCTGGGTCATCCCCGTCACCGCTGCGCCTCACATCCCCGTCGATGGCTTGCTGCTTGAGCGCGATGCCATCTGGTCGGCCGCGGTGGCTGCCTACCGAAACGGCGAGCCCAACCACCTCAGCCGCGAGCACGCCCAACAGGTGGATACCGACAACGAAACCTACCTAGTTGACAGCCCATGGAAGGCCGCGATCCAGGAGTGGCTGGCTAAGCGCAGCAGGCTGGATGCGATCACCAGCGAGGCCATCTTGACCCAGGCCATCGGCAAGCCCGTCGAGCGCCAAGGGCGCGCCGATCAGATGCAGGTGGCCGCGATCCTTCGGGAACTGGGCTACGAAAAGAAGCGCGCATGGTTGGAAGGTCGGAATAAATGGGTGTTTGTCCAACCTCCAAAATGAGGTTGGAGAGTCCAAACTCCTTCCCCTGCAGCCCCTTTACTAACCTTACTAACCTACTAACCTAGGTAATAAAGTAAGACAGGGGGAGAGGGTATAGAAAAAAAGGAGCTATATAGGCAAGGTGGGCGAGGTTGGCAGGTTGGCAGGAACCTGGATGGCCTCACGTCCTACCCTTGGCCCATGGCCGCCACGCTCTCGCTCAGCCTCACCACCGACCTGGCCAAGGCCGAGGCGTGGTCCGCTGCCATGCGCAAGCAGCTGCCATTCGCCATCTCCAAAGCGCTCAACGACACCGCCTTCGAAGCGCGCAAGTCGCTCGGTGGCGCGACCCGCCAATATTTCGATCGACCGACCACCTTCACGCAGAAGGGCTTTCAGCTCGAAAAGAGCACTAAGCGCAACCTCGAGGTGATCGTCGGCGCGGAAGCCAAACGCGCGCGATACCTCCGCACCCAGATCACTGGTGGCGCCCGCAGTCAGAAAGGCTTTGAGCGGCTGTTCCTCTCGCAGATCACCACAACAGCGCAGCTGCCCCGTGACAGCCAGTTCATCCCCACCTCCCTGGTCAAGCTGAACGCTTCAGGCAACGTTTCGCTCGCAACGCTCAGGCGGATCAAGCAGGGCCTCAGCACAACCAATGCCCGTGGTGGGTTCTTCGTCGGCACACCCAAGGGCGGCGACCGCCCGCCTGGCATCTACCGCCGCAGCCGTAAGCAGCTGTTCCCCTACTTCATCGCGATCGACCAGGCCGCGCAATACCAACCCCGCTTCCCGATGCTCGACGTGGTCGGCAAGGTCTACCAACGGCGCTATGGCAGCTACTTCCGCTCCGCACTCGAGCGCGCGATCGCCACAGCGCGCTGAGAGGCGCCTAGGAGCGGCTACAAGGGCGATCAACGCCGCGCGTGATGGATCGGGTCATCGGGGGGGGTGCCCGGCCTTTGCGGGTCCTTCCGGCGCCAATGTGTGTGGGTCGTCCAAACG